CCCATATCAACGCTCTACGAAAAACATAAAATACACCATAAAGGTATTTTTCCAGAGTTAGAAGATCAAATGTGCAATTGGGTTATTGGTGTTGATGATTCTCCTGATAGAATCGATGCATTAGTTTGGGGGTTTACTCATCTGCTTGTTAAGCCTGACATCGTATCTACCGGAGGGAGTGTATGGTAAAAAATGAATCAATTTAATCTAAGAGACCCAAGTACCCATTGGTCAACCTTAACCGATGAACAGAGAAAGAAATTTACTCAACAGCATGACCATTGGAAACATTATAATGGTCAGTACAAAGAACACTTAGCCCCAAAAACTTTACCTAATGGTTCACTGATTGATGATAATGTTAAAATAAACCTAGCCAAAAGAGTGGTAGAGAAAGGAAATAACTTTCTCTTTGGCAAGGGTATCGAATGGCAGTTAGATGATAATCAAAAGTCTACTGCTATTGAAAATGTGTTATATGAAGCATGGGGCAATTCAGAGTCTATAAATGCCTTTCTACCTGAGGTTGGGTTAAATGGGGGAGTAACAGGTGATTATTACATTCAACTTGTTTACAAAGATGAAACTGTAAAAGTTAAAAACTTAAACCCTGCTTACGTATTCCCTACCTTGAACCCTGATAATGATGATGAAGCTGAAAGTTATGATATGCGCTTTTATCGCAATGAAAGATGGCATCGAATTATTCATGCTCCTTTTAATGATGTATGGGAATTTTATACAGAAGTTTGGGATAGAGGTAAATGGAATAGCTTAGATAATAATACAATTTGGCCTTACTCATGGCCTTTTATTATTCATGGTAAAAATCTCCCAAACCCAAACAATTACTATGGGCAAAGTGATTTATCTGATATTTCCCTCAATGACCCGATTAATCAAGTAGCTAGTAATCTTAATCGTATCATCCGCATATTTGCACATCCTATTGTATGGGGTAGTGGTTTAGGGTCTCAACAATTAGATTTACGTACTGACCAAGTGATTACTTCTACTAATGACAAAATGCAACTAGGGGCTTTGGAGTTAGCAAGAGATTTAACATCAGCCCAAGAGTATCTGAAGTTTTTAAGAACAATGTATGCTGAAATTACTAGCGTACCGGAGGCAGACCCTGAAAGACTAGGTATTGGAGCGCAAAGCGGATTTGCTTTACAAGTTCTTTTTAACGACCTTATCCTAAAAACTGGTATTAAACAGGCGCTATATGGAAAGACTTTTATCGAGCTAAACAGACGTATTTTAGAAGTCAAAGGACTTGGGCCCGATAATCAAATTAAAATCCATTGGCCTAATGCCTTGCCTTTGGATACAGAAGCTCAAACGTCAAGCGATGAATTTGATTTGGCAGCTAAATTGGCTAGTGCCAAGACTATCAGCGTAAAACGTGGTTATGATTATGTCATCGAGCAAGAACAGTTGAAGAATGAAAGAGTAAGCACTACTAGCATTGGGGAAGAAATAGTAAGAGCCTTTAGTAGAGGTAATTAGCAAAGGTAATTAACCCACTAATTAAAAAAGGCACTTATTTTCGATTGATTTTAGCGATATGACACTACACCATCAAATACTCCCTATCGTTGAATTTAGACCCAAAAGGGCTATTCTGTACACGAGGCTAATGTAAAAATGGTAACGTATTTAGTGTTTGGTTACGAGGGTACTTTTGCTCTAATGAACGCTTTAGGTGGTATGGATGACTGTCGGCTGATTCTTAGTTATCCTGATAATCGAGTAGCTTTACAAAGTTGGAAAACAGATGTGCAAAGCTGGTTGGATTCTTTTGTAAAAGAAGCTACAACAGAAGTACTCTTAAAGCAAGAGGAAGAATTAGAGTTAGGTGATATGTATGAAGCTCACATCGCAGAAGAATTACCAGAAGGTGAAATACCAGAAGGTGAAATACTAGAGGAAGAAGTTCCTATTGAAGAAGTTCCTATTGAAGAAGTTCCTATTGAAGAAGTTCCTACAACAACTATGATCCCCTCTTATATTCACTTCGAGCTGGTAAGAGTAAATGTTACTTCCTTTGAAGAATTAGAGTATTGGTATAATGCTTAATGCCTAATGTACTAGAAACTGCTGAAAGAACACGTAACGAATTACTGAGAGCTGAAAATGCTACTACTACAAGATTAATCAGAAGCTATGAGCAGATGTATGGCAGACTTCAGAATTCAGTAACTGCTTTAGAAAGTGACATAGCTCTTTTAGCTTCTAGTGGTAGGCTAACCCCTTATCGAGTTACTAATCTAACTAGATATGGAGCTTTGCTAAATCAGATAGAGGATGAAATTTCTAAATATGGTGGAATAGTAGACAATGAAAATCGTTTAGCTACTTCTGCTACAATAGATAGAGCTTTAAGCCATTCCAGACTTTTAACATCTAGCTACTTTTCTAATCCCTCTATTATTCAGGCATTCAATGCTACTTGGGATAGTTTACCAAAAGATGCTATAGAAAGTCTGCTAGGTTTCCTAGCTCCTGACTCTGAGCTAACATTAAACTTAAATACTCTAGGCCAATCAGCTAGTAGAGTCTTTCAAGACAAATTAATGGAAGGTATAGCTTTTGGTTATAATCCCAATAAAGTTACAGCATCCATTAATAATGCTTTAGGACAACCCCTTGATTGGGTGTTGAGTACAGTAAGAACTACGCAACTTTATGCATATCGGGATGCTAGTAGAGCTAACTATCTAAACAATTCAGAGATTGTTAGCGGGTGGAAATGGTACGCTTCTCTAGACGGAAGATGTTGTATGTCTTGTTATAATCAGCATGGTCGTTTGTTTACTTTAGAACAGGCGTTAAACGATCATCACCAAGGAAGATGTACACAAATTCCCATACTTCCAGATAAATATGGAATTACCCAACCTGATATAGAAGCGGGGGAATCTCAATTTAATAGCCTACCAGAGACAGAACAAATAACAAGAATGGGTAAAGCTATGCACGCTGCATGGAAAAAGAATGAGTTTCAATTTAGCGAACTTAGCCAGCCGTACCAAAATGATATATATGGTGAAATGATTAAAGAGGCCAGTTTAATTGGTTTAATAGGAGATAGAGCGGCAAATTACTATGCACATTAGAATTGTTCATCCTACTACTAATGATTTTATTTGCGAGTATCATATCGGGGAAAGTCCCACTGATGATTACTTGGTGGTTACGAAACATGGTAAGACTGAAAAGGTTTATATTGGTAAAATGATTATGGAGCATAAATACAAGAATGCAGAATCAAACGCACAATCAAATGCAGACAAATAAATATGAGCCCCTGCTAATGTCTTTCGCTCAGTTGGAAAAGACTCTTTTACCTTATTGTTATGGTAAAAAGGTCACTATCCAAGGTATTAAAGATATTTGGGCTTCTGCTACTCCAATCCCCAATTCTAGTAAAAGAATTATTTTACCAAAGCACTTTATGGATTTTATACAGATTGCAGTAAAGGAGAATGCATAAATGGATACAGAAACTGAAATTGAAAAAATAATTACACATGCGGATGACTCTCCCGACAATGGAGAACCTCTCCAAAGTGAAAAAGAGGGTGTAATTACTTTTACTCAAGAACAGGTTAACAAACTTATTGCGAAGGAAAAGAAAAAAGTCAAAGAACAGTATGCAGATTATGCTGATGTAAAACTTCGCAATGAGCAACTAGAAACACAGGTAAAGGAAGTAAAAACTACTGCTGCAACTATTGAACAGCAGTTAAAAGCTACTAAGACAAAAGAGTCTATTGACAATGCTCTTAAAGAATTCCCTACTCTAGTAGATGGGGAATTGGCTAAAGAGCTTTTAAGCAAGACTACTTTTGAGTATGATGAAGATGGAAATGTTAGTAATGCAAAGAATCTTATTCAAGAAATTCTAACAAAACATCCTATTCTTACACGAAAAGCTACTCCTGATAATGATGTAGTTAAAACTACTCAACCAGAGGAAAAGAAATTTTCCTTAAACCCTTCCTACAATTCTAACTTCTTCAAAGGTGGCGGATATACTCAAGTTCAGTCACCAATAACTATTAATGGGAATCAATAATGGCTATTACTACAACTGCTGATTTGAATGGACTTTTTAACACAATCTATGAACGTGCTTTACTTATCATTCGCGAAATGAATTTGATGACTGCTTTAGTCACAAACTACAGCGCAAATAATTTCTATACTCGTCAATTCTCTGCACGGCCTGAATTGACTGTATCGGACGCTACTGAGGGTATAGATTTTGCTTATGCACAAGCATATGGCAAAACTGCCGGTGGAACTTTGGTTCCTGGTGAAAAGATGGTTCAAACCATTATCACTGATATTGCAATGATGAATGACCCAGACCCTCTTATGCAGGATGCCTCTCAAGAAATGGGCTTCGCTATTGCTGAAAAGATTGATACTGATTTGGTGAGTGTTTTTTCTAGTTTCACTAAGCAAGTCG